GGAAGTAGCAATGGCAAGCGTAGGCAATACAGAATTTAAAACTGAGATTGTCGGTATCAGGGACACTGTGCAACTGCTTAAAAAGACTGAGCCTGAAGTCTTTAAAGAGTTCCGGTCCAAAGCCAAGTTTGCTGTAGACCCAATAGTCAAAGACGCTCAAGCTCGACTTGTCGCCGCCTCTGCTAAGTACGGCACACCGTTGCCGGGTATGCGACGCCGTTGGGCGCCCGGCGGTAGGCAAATATTTCCTTGGAACCAGCAGAAAGCCATTAAAGGCGTCAAGGTGCAAGTACGTCCTAGCAAAGAGGCTTTCTTAACTGTGACACAGCGAGAGATCGGCCCTGCTGTTTTTGACATTGCTGGACGGAAAAACCCTAGCGTCTTTGCTAAAAATTTGGACACTTACGCTAAAGCGTCTAGAACTATGTGGCCTGCTGCCGAAAGCAAAGAAAATGAAGTCAAAAAGAATCTTGGCGAGCTAGTTGATTTTGTCAACGAGAAAACAAATAAGAAACTAAGGTACTGAACATGGCTGGCATTGTTATACCCCTGATTACCGAGTTTAAAGACACGGGTATTAAGCAGGCAATGAAAGAATTTAAAGCGCTTGGCACAGCTGGCGAGAAAGCACAATTTGCCATTAAAAAAGCCGCCGTCCCTGCCGCTGCCGCTTTAGCCGGGGTCGTCACTGTCATTACTGGCGCTGTCAAAGCCGCTATTGAAGATCAGGCTGCACAAGCGTTGCTCGCTCGTCAGATCAAAGCCAGCACTGAAGCCACTGACGCACAGATCGCCAGCGTAGAGAAATACATTTCTAGCCTTGGCGCTTCGGTCGCTGTCTCTGACGATGAGGCTCGACCAGCGTTTCAAGCGTTAGTTGTAGCTACTAAAGACTTGACTAAAGCGCAAGACCTTTTAAACATTGCCATAGACGTTAGTGCGGCTACCTCAACAGACTTGACTACCGTTTCTGACGCTCTCGCTAAAGCGTATGCGGGCAACATGCGAGGCTTGCAAACCTTGTCACCAGAGATCAAAGCAATGGTCAAAGACGGCGCAAGCCTTGAAGAAGTTTTAGCAGTTTTAACCGAAAACTTTGGTGGCGCTGGGATAGTTGCCGCTAACACTGCAGCTGGCGGTATGAAAAAACTTGGCATTGCTTTTAACGAAACTAAAGAGTCAATCGGCACAGCGTTTTTACCTGTCATGGAAAAATTGCAACCCGTCTTAGAAAAGTTTGCAACCTGGGCGCAAAATAATCCAGGATTGTTGACGGCTGTTATAGCAAGCATGGGGCTTTTGGCTGTGTCAATTCTTGCTGTCAATGCGGCTATGGCGTTAAACCCTGCCGTAATTATTACCGCTGCTTTAGTCGCTGTCGCTGTCGCTGGTTACAAATTAGGTTTAGTTATTGGAAATACTTTAGAAAAATTTAGTTTCTTTCAGACAATCGCTAACGGATTATCAAAAACTATTGACCTTATAAAAAATGCTTTTGCGTCGTTTATCAACGTCTTTGTAAAAGGCATGAATGTCCTTATCCGTGGCGCAAATCTTATTCCCGGCATAAACATCCCGACACTTGGCGGCGTTGACTTTAGTTCAAGTTCTGCACCATCGCTGTCATCTAATGATCGTGGCATGGGCGGCGCTGCTGGACAGTCAGTAAACGTCATTGTCAACGCTGGCCTTGTCTCTACAGGCGCTCAAGTAGGACAGGACATCATTGCTGCTATACAAAAGGCTGAGCGTTTGTCCGGGCAAGTGTTTGCGGCAGCATAATGGCAGCGCCCACAATCCAAGTCCTAGTCGGATTTCAGACGACAACAGGGTTCGGTAACCCATTCCAATTAGACAACGCTACTTACGGCAGATTGGACACTAGCACACTTGGCGGTTTGGCTTACGCCGACCTGACAACCCTCGTGCAAAGTATCAACATTACTCGAGGCCGTAACCGTCAACTAGACCAATTTAACGCTGGCACAGCAACAATCAGCTTCTATAACGCCTCAAGAATTTTAGACCCGTTAAACACGGCCAGCATTTACTACCCGTATGTGTTGCCTCGCTGCCCTGTCATCATTAACGCTAACGGCGTACCGATCTACACTGGGCTGATCACCGACTGGAATCTTGACTATGACATGGCAAACAAAGACATCATGTATGCCTCATGCTCAGACAACTTTACGGTCCTAGCCAACCAACAATTAAACGCCCATACGACGACAGCTGAACTATCTAGCACTCGAATCTCAACTGTTTTGGCTTACACAGAGATTGCTTACCAGGGAGCCAAGTCAATCGGTACAGGCTCATCTACTCTTGGCGGTACGGCGGCCTCGGCAAGTTTTTCTATATCCCAAGACACAAACCTGCTGAACTATTTGCAACTGATCACGACCAGCGAGCAGGGCTACTTGTATATGTCTGCTGCTGGCACGTTGACGTTTAAAGGTAGGTCTAGCGTCCTAAACCCTGTCGCCTCAGCAACTTTTAACACGACAGGCACAGCTATCCCATATCAGACGCTAATAAACCAGTTTGGCGATGAACTGCTATACAACTATGTCGTAACACAGTCGCCAGCTGGAGCCGCACAGACGACCAGCGACGCCGCCTCAATCGCCTTATATCAGGCCCAACAATACGCTTTGCTTGACTTGCTTAACTCAACTACCGCCGAAGTTGCTGGTTTAGGCAACTACCTTTTAGGCAAATACAAAGACCCCGTTTTGCGCTATACGGGCCTATCAACGCAAATGGCGGCGCTGTCCACCGCTAATCAAAACTTGCTGTTTAGCCTTGACTTAACCAATGTGACAACTGTACAAAAGAACTTTGTTACAGGTACACCATTAACCGATTCCCAAACTCTCATTATTTCGGGTATTAGTCACAGCATTACGCCCGGCAACCACATCATTAGCTACACGTTTGAAGCGACGGACGGCAACCAGTATTTGACACTTGACGACGCCATTTTTGGTACTCTCAACAATAACCTATTGGCTTTTTAAGGAGAAATAATGGCTATCGCACCTAACACAACTTTTGTCGCTGGAAACATTTTTACAGCTGCACAGGCAAACGCTTTCCCTCGTGGCGTCATGGGCAATGTGACACGGACCGCAGGAAACTTCACAATGTCGACAACCACTGCAGACATTACAGGCATGACTGTCACTTGGACCGCTTTCGCTAACCGAACCTACAAATTCACTTGGACTGTGACAGGTTTTAAACAAACAGCAGAAGGTTGGGCAGCCGTTTATCTTGCCGAAACTGGCAACACTGTTTATGGGTCGGTTTACGCCACGCCAAGAATTGTCGGAACTGAAGGATATTTTAACCTTTCAGGCATTGCCTACAAATCGGATTTAGGCGCAGGCACACAAACATTTAAACTGCGCGCCCAACTTGAAAACGCTTCAGGAACAATTCTAGCGTCAGGCACAAACCCTTGTTTCTTAATGGTTGAGGACCTCGGCCCGTCGTGAACATAACCAACCCACCTAAAGCGCTTATAGTCCTTGTGGCAATGGTTTGCATTACCGTCTTAATGGCTATAGGCAAAATAGACCAGTCGGCAGGCACAGGAATCCTAGGAACCATTGTCGGGTACAGCGTAGGAAATTCCATTAGGCCCAGAGATGGTTCTCAGGTCCCGCCTATCTTTGGTCGCAAATGACAATTAGGCCCTACACGGGAAACAAAGACGGACCTCATCCGCAGCCTCGAGAAGGCACAACAGTCTTTAAGGATTATTGCTGCTTCCTGTTTGGTGTCACCAGTCTTGGTATTTACGCCAACCGACCCGTCAAAGGCAGTCCGTCTAAAACCCCTGTGCTGTCTGTGCATGCCACGTGGCGAGCGGTAGACCTGAGCGGAACCGTCAAGCAGCGCTATCAGCTCATTGACTTTCTGTTTACGCACCGAGACATTCTCGGGATAGAAGAAATACATGACTACGCCAACACTTACAAACCGTCCAAGTTTGGCTTTGGTGCCGGGTATCGCTCGAGTCGTGACGCTTGGCTGGTCTACGAAAAGAACACCATTGGGTCTAAAGGCGGCACTTGGGTCCACGTTGAGATATCTCCATTACTGGCAGATCATCCCGACATTGTGCGACAC